TCCCGTCGATGCTCTGTCCGCCCGAAATCAGGTACTCGATCATGCCGTTCTTTTCGGCCGTCACGAGGTCCTGGACGTGCTGCCCCGGAATCGCGTTGTTGTTGAAGTTCAGGGTTCCGGACTCCAGGCCCCTCGGCACCACCTCCACGGGGGAGGCCGCGCCCGCGTCCAGGCTCACGAGAAAACGGCAGTTCGCGAACGTGTACGAGGGGATGGCGGGCCAGGTGAACGAGCCCCTGGACGGGACGGGAGTGAGGTCCGTCCTGTACTGCCCCCGCGTCGTGAGGTTGAGGCGGAGGTCGTCACCGTCCGCGAAGTTGATGGAGCCCGAGACCACCTTGCACCCGAGGTCCCGCCACGATTCGTTGCCGGGCTTCACGAGGGTCTGGGAGTACGCCTCCCCGTCGCCCGTCACGGCGTCCCGCTTCCAGAGCCAGTCGAGAAGCTGGCCCGCCGTGTCCGGGTAGAGGCCGAGTTCCACGGGGCCGTCCAGGTCCCGGGCGTCCTGTACTCCGAACTGCGTGACGAGGCTCCCGTCCATTTGCGGCTGGATGCGAACCGGGTCCCTGAGGGTCACCCCGTAAGCACCGTTGTAGAAGGGATGGGGGAGGTCCGAACCACCGCCATCGTAAACGCCCCAGGTGGCCTCCTTCCGGAGCACCAGGAACACCTTTTCAGTCAGCACCTCTCCGGCCATGTCGTCGCTCCTTTAGAGGCCCCGGAAGAACGGGAGGGAAGCTCCCGCGAACTCCGTGACCACCTTGAATTTCCACACGCACACGTCGCCCTGGGCGGACTGGAAAGCTCGCCCGCCCACCGGGCCGCTCAGGTGGTAGCTCTGGATGAAGCTGGTCCCGTCCGCAAGCTGGCCAGCCTTCGCCACCGGGTCAATGGGCTCCATCCATGGGAAGCCCACGGCCGCCAACGAACGGTAGAGGAACGCGAACATGAGTCGCACGTCCTCCCCATAGGTCCAGCCCTCGAATACGGTCCCGATGGAGATGCGCCGGTCGCCTTCACCTCGGAACTCGAAAGGCTCCCCGAAGTCCGGCCACATGATGATGGCCGGGGTGTCCTGGGGCTCCGGTTCGAAGTCCACCGGCTTGTTCCCGTCGAAGGTGAATAGCTTCCCGCCGCCCTGGGTGACCAGCCAGTCGTCCAGGTACTTCCCCCCGAACGGGAGCGTGGTCAGCCCGAGCTTCATGGCGAAGGCGTCGAAGACGGCCGTGAACGGGTCGTCCACTTCAAAGATGGTCGGGTTGAGCCAGTCGTGCGGCATCCTATCCCATCCCCAGGTTCTTCACCTTCATGTGGTCCGCGATGGCCGCCCGGTACACCTTCGCGATCCCCTTCTCGTCCAGGAGGGGCCGCGCCGGTATCGAGTCCGTGCCGTCGTTCATCACAAGAGCCACAGGGAACCCTTCGCTTTCGTAGTCCGTACCGAACACGAAGGTGGACCGGCCCTTGAGCCTGGCCACGCTTCCCTTCGCGCCCTTCTTCGTGAGGGACCGCATGAGCCGCCCCGTCCAGAAGAGGACCGGCTCAGAGGGTCCCGCGCCCGCCGGAGCGTGCCGCTGGTAGTAGCCCGACCGAACACCCTCCAGGCCACGGGCAAGCTCCGTACGCTCCGCCAGGGGTGCCCAGAGGTGCCGCCCCGATCCCTGGTAGCCGAACCACCGCTCCTCGACCTTCCGGGCCGCTTCCGCGCCAGCTTCCAGGCCACGCCGTGGGTGCCGCGCTTTCCGCGCCAGGGTGCCCAGGTCGCGCTGGACGGTTCTCATGTCCACCTTCACGCGGATCATGGCCAGGTGTCCTCCTGGAACCCCTCCAGGTCCTTCAGGGTGCCCTCGGCGCTGAAGCTCGGGCGAACACCGTGGTGGTCCGTGTCGTCCTTCGCCGGGAAGAAGGTGGCATCCCCGGCCGGACTCGCCACGCCGATAACGTCCCCGCCCTCGGCCGTGAGGTCCACGACGGTCATGTCGTCCTTCACGAGGACCCCGGCCGCCTGGATGTCGCGCCACCTGGCCTCCGCCTCCTCCATGAGCTTCACGGAGGTGAGCACGCGGGTGGCCTTCTTCCGGTCGTCCTGCTGGCGCTGGACCCCGTGGTACTTCTCCACCATGCCCCAGACGAAGGAGGAGCCCACGAGCTTCGCCAGTTCGCGGATGTCCGTGGGCACCACGTCCGGGTAGGTCGCCGCCTCCAGGACCCAGGCCGCGTCAAGAGTCGCCGCCAGGTCCATCCCCACTTCTCTCACGAGGCGCTGGTAGACCCAGACCCGCGCCCGCTTCTCGCACGTGGTCAGGTCCGCCTGGATGATCCCGGTCCCCGGCTGGCCCGTGGGCTTCTGCTCCACGCGCTTCAGGTGGTCCTTCAGGAACTCCAGGAGCCCGTAGTAGGTCCGGTCAGCCATGTCACCTCACGAACCCGGCCGGGGTGCCGGGGCGCTCCACCCCGGCGCTCCCCGGCCGGTTGTCCTCGTCAGTCTGTCCTACGGCTCGTGACTAAGGGATCACGTCCGCGTAGACCACCGCCGCCGGAACCTTCAGGGCCGGAATGCGGCACGTCTTGTAATACAGGTGCATCCCCACCGGGTTCCGCGTCACCTCGGTGTACCAGCCCTCCCGGACGTACTGGAAGTCCTCGCCGTCCTCGGTCGGAATGACCACCTCGCCCCGAAGCATCTGGATCCAGTCCTCGGAGAAGTCCGGGACGATCAGAACCATGTTGTCGGGGATGAACTTCGTGGTGGTGCCCGAGCCGTTGACGTAGGCCGCGTCCCACTGGACCAGGTTCAGCCCGAACAGACGGGAAACCCGGCCGTCCTGGACGATCTGCGTCCCGACGTTGGTGGAGGCCAGGTAGGACTTCACCAGGTCGTTTTTGTAGAGGTACGGGAGCACCGAGGAGTTGAAGAACATCGTGGTGGGCATCCGGCCCGAGTCTTCCACGATGAGTTGCGACCAGGTCTCGATGTCCGCGAAGATGTCCGTGGTGGTGGTCGCCCAGGAGGCCGAGGCCGTGGGCTTGTGCGTCGTGGGAATTTCGTAGTCGATGGCCACGTTGACGCCTTCGTAGGCCGCCGTGAGGCTTCCCTTGAGGGCTTCCCAGAGCATCCACTCGTCCACCAGGGCACCGTGACGCCGCCGCATGTCCCGCTGGAGCCTGGTGATCCAGGCCCGGGCGTTCCGCTCCCGCTCCGTCCCCGGCTGCCGGAGGAGCCGGAGCTTCCCCGCCGGGACGTGGTTGAAGAAGAACGAATGCAGGCAGTTGGCCGTCTTGTGCCCGAGCTTCTCGAACTGGCTCGGCTTGGCCTTGGCGTCCCGCGAAACGAAGTTGTTTTGCAGGACCTTGTTCACGTACTCGATGTCCCATTCCGCGAGGTCGCCCTCAATTCCCTCCTCGGGAACGCGGTCCTGGAGCATGAGTTCCGGGAACCTCTGAGCCTCCGCCGTCGTGATGAGCTTGCGGATACCCAGGATCTCACCGTAGTCCATGGCGATTCTCCGTTGCTGGTTCTAACTCCGGGGGGCTCTCACGAGACGGCCACCCCCCCCGTGGGGTTAGCCGTAGATGTCCGCCTTGAACCCGGAGCCGAACTTGCCCCGGATGTCCGTGAGCGCACCCGCGTCGATGTTGGGGCTCGTGGCCGTGGTGCCTTCGTAGACCCCACCCAGGTGAGCCGTGGCCAGCTTGTCCTCGGCCGCTCCGCTCACCTCGTTCAGGAGGTTCACTTCCTCGTCCAGGAAGCAAATGGCCACTTCCTGGCCCGTGGCCGGGGTGATGCTCGCGTCGTAGTCGATGAACTCCTTCGAGGCCGTGACGCGCCCGAGCACGATACCCCGCCGGATCGTCGTGGAGGGGCTGTGCGCCGGGCTTCCGAAGTCGTCCCGGCTGGCGCTGGAAAGCATCACGGGGAAGGTGAACCCGACGTCCGCGAACACCTTGTATTCGGTGGGCTGGACTTCCTGGGTCGTCCCGAAGCCCACACCGTGCATCCCGTCACCCATCGTTGTGCTCCTTTTCCTTCGGTCTCACCTTCAGGCTCCCGATGGAGCCGCCAAACCAGGCCGCCCTCCGTCTACCGGGGGGCGTCCAGGTTTTCGTTGTGGGCCTTGGCCCTCTCGCGCTCCTTCTCGGGGAGCCGCGTGAGGAGGTAACCCGGGATCGGCTGGCCCGTGGACATGAGGTCCTCGGTGGCCAGAATGTCCGCCTTCTCCTGGGCGTTCTCCTGCTCCCGCTGGCTCTCCACGGTGGAGAGGGTCCGGGAACCGGCCTTGCGTGCGGTCCGCTCCTTCGGGTCCAGGCTGGCACCCTCGGGGAGAGCCGCGAGGAGTTCGCGAACGGTCTCCGCCACGTCCAGGTCCTCGCTCTCCACGTCCTTCCCGTCCTTCGCGAAGGAGAACGAACAGGTGCGGACCAGGACACCGAGGAGCTTCTTCGCCGCGTCCACGGCCTTCCCCGCCAGGGTCCCGTTCGCCGCCAGGGCCTCCACTTCCTCGTTCACCGAGGTCAGGAGGGCCTTCCGGTTCTCGGCCCGGTCGTCCGCCGCCGTCTTCTCGGCCGCGTCCTTCGCCGCCAGCACCTTCGCGAAGTCCGGATCCGTCTCCGCCTTCTTCGCGAAGCGGGTGGCCTCGTCCTCGTCCTTCGTCTCCACCTTCTTCGTCAGGGTGGCGATGGTTTCCTCCAGGCCCGGGACCTTCAGGGCCGCCTCCTCCGCCTTCGCGAAGACGGTGGCCAGGAACTCGGGGGAGGGCTCCTCGTCCGGCTTGTCCACCTGGATGCCGAGGAGCTTGCACAGGCTCAGGAGCTTCGGATTCATCGGTTCGCTCTCCTTCGGTTCCGAGCCACCCGGCCCGGCGTTCGGTTCGGTTCGGGAAGCGTCGAGGCGCTCTCCCGTGAGGTTCACCAGGGAAGACGGGGGCACCTTCCCACATTGATGGAACAGGCCCACCAGCTTCACGGCCACCGTCTTCCGGAGGCCGGTGTCCAGGGCCGTGGCCCCCACCAGGGACTCGGCCGCCGCCTGGACCGCGTTCGCGTTTAGGCTTCCCCGGACCGTATGGACGGTTCGGCCGCCCATGTCTTCGGTGGGTCCACCCGCTTCATAAACCGGCCACCGCCAGGTTCCCGCGTCCTTCTCGTCTCCCACACTCAGGTAGCAGGAGGGCGGAAGGTTGTCCGCGAGGACCCAGGGGGCCGTAGAAACCGCGAGGGTCTTCCAGTCGCCATCCCGGGAGAAGACGAACACGTCGCGCTGGCCGCCGTCCGCATCCTTCACGGAGAACCGGCCCTCAGCGAAGTCCCCGGTATTGTGCGCCACCGGGTAGTTCGTGAGGCACACGTGCTCGATGGCGCTCCCGTACTCGTTCCCCAGGCCGTCCTTCACGTCCTGGCCCACCGCAATGCTCACGTGGTCGATGGAGCCGTCGCGAATGCCGTCCACCGCCGCCTGGCTCACGATCTCCATCCAGGCGTAGAGGGACCAGGTTCCGTCCTCGTTCTTCGCCACGTACATCTCGCGGGTGAAGCCCTGATTGTCCAGGGCCGTCCACACGTGGCCATCGGGAACGGGAACCTTCACGCCGTTCGCCATCATCTCCCCGAAGGCTTTCGCCCAGGCCCTCAGGTCGGACTCGCTCACGTTCATCTTCCAGCCATAGACCGGGTGAATGTAGAGCGATTCCCGGATCAGTTCCTTGTGGAACCAGCCAGGGCTTCCGCTGGAGAAGGTCCGGCGCTCCGTGTCGGAGATGGGAACCAGGAGGGAGGAGAGGAGACCGGTCGCGCCCGTCTCAAATTGGAACCGGCTCGTGCTGGTCGTTTCGGGCATCTCTTACCGTCTTCATCGGCGTTTGCGCCTTGCCTCTTCAAAAGTAGAACAGGGGCGCACGGAGACGCAAGGGGAAAACCCACGGTGTTGTGGGGGAAAGGCCCCAGGCCGCTACTGGATGCGATGCACCCTCCGGAGACGGAGCACGGCCGCCTCGTACTTCACGCGGGCCTGGGAGGGAGAGAGGCCAAGCTCCTCCGAAATCTCGGTGAACGTCCGGGCGTGCCGTCCGTCCAGACCGTTCCGCCGGACCAGGACGGCCCGGCTCAGGAGGTCCAGCCCCTTCAGGGCTTCACGGAGTTCAGGGCTCAGGGTTCTCACCTCTCCACCACTCCAGGTACGCCTCCTCGTACTCCATCACGTCCAGGCTGAGGAGGAAGTCGTCAGACTGGCACGGGTTCGCCGCCAGGGCATCCCAGAGCCGGTCCAGGTCCGTCATTCGCAATTCGGCCGCCGCTTCCTCGGTGACGGTCACTACCGCGCCTCGTCCGTGAAGCTCATCACGTCCCCGAGGTCCTGGGGAGTGAAGCCCGGCTCCATCCTGGCCTTGCGGAGTTGTCCCGCCACGTAGTGGGCCGCGTTCGCGCACCAGGAAGGCCGCCGGGCCAGGTCCTCGGGATGCACCAGGGCCGCGAGTCTACCAGAGGGCTCCCACGCCTTGCCCGTAACCAGGAACGTGAGGTCCGCCATGGGGTCGCAAAGCTCCGCCTCGCACACCAGGATGGTCCCCGGCACGGTGAACGCGCTGGCCACGATCCGGAGGGTTGGGTCCATGTACCCGCTCACGTTGGCCTCCGCACCGGGTGGCGCTCCATGAAGATCCGGAGGGCCGTGGGGGGCTCCACCGGGAAGTTCTTCGGCCGCTCCAGGAGGATCCCCGGAGGGATGGCGTGGCTGGTGATGATCTTCACGTTCAGCCCGTCCAGGTACTCGTTCAGGTCCAGGATGGCCTGGCTCCTCATGAGCTTCACGGCCTCCTCGAACTGGTCCATGGTCAGGGGTGGCGTGGTCGTGTACGTGGGCCGGTTCCCGTCCGTCATCTCCGCCTCCGAACTATAGCCTCCACGGCACGGCACGCCTCCTCCATCGTGAAGCCGGAAAGGGCCACCAGGTTCATCACCCGTTCGGTGTAGGCCATGGCGAACGCCTCCCGGTCCCTCGCGAGGAGGGCCGCCTCGATCCGCTCTGTGAAGTCCTCCGGGAGTCTCATGGTGGAATCCTACCCCGAAGCCCTCTCCGCCTCCAGCCGGTCCCTGGCTTCCTCCGCGCACTCCTGGGTGTCCCAGGGATCGTCGTGGTGGTGCTCGCACGCCCAGACGGTGGTCCCCGTTCCGTCCCGGACCACGGCCGTCCAGTCGCCCCGCTCACCTTCGAAGGCCGCCACCAGCATCACGCCTCCGCTTCCTTCAGGGCGTCCGCCAGGATGGTCCGGAGCTTCCCGTCCGCCAGCCGGTCCATCACATCCTGGCACGCTTCCACCAGGGCGTCGTGGGCGTTCACGGCCGCCACGATCTTCCGGCCCCAGGCCAGGGCTCGGGGGTCCGAGTCCTCCAGCGGGTTCGGCGTCCGCGTGGGCGCTCCGCACGCCCCGCACTTCCGCTCGATGTCGTGGGCCTGGTGGATCGTGGCCAGGGGGAACGGCTCGCCCACTTCCTTGATCCGGAGCACGTCCGCCCCGTGGAGTCTCAGCTTCGCGCCCTTCACGCTTCACCTCCGCCCGGCTTGTGCCGAGGCACCTTCACGAGGGTCTTCCGCTCCGCCGTCCGCTTCCGGAGCACACGGCCACAGGTCGGGCACCGAACCTCACCCGCGAGGTCCTGGCCAGGAGACCGGTGAACCTCCGCGCCGGATCCCTGGCAGAACCCGTCCGCCCGCTTCATTGCGTTCATCTTCCAGGTCTCCACGCTACTCCTCCTCGTCCGCGAAAACTTCCATGAGGGTCTTCCCCGTCTTCGCCTGCTCCGCCTGCTCCAGGTCCCACGCTTCGAAGGGGCACCCGTCCAGCGGGTCCGCCGGTTCGTTCATCCCGGGAGCCCGGTAGGTCCAGACCACGTCGCCCTTCCGGTGGCCCTCCAGGAGCTTCAGGCCGTACCAGAGAGCCCCGTGCTCCTTCATGGTCTCCCTGGTGTACTCCGCCAGGTCGCCCTTCCAGTAGGTGGTGGGGTTCGCCTTCGCCATCGTCCTACTCCTCCCCGTCCACGATCCTCTGGGCCTCGGCCTTCGCCTCCGCCTGGGTCGCGAAGCCCTGGCGCTCCTCGTGGTCCTGGGTCTCCTCGCACCACTCGGCCAGGTTGTAGATCCGAACGCCCGACTCCGCCTCGGTCGCCCCGATGAGCCACCGGCCGCACTTGCTCCGGCACTCGCTCTCGTAGAACTCGCCGTCCGTCGTGGCCCGGCCCCAGGTGACCCGCGTCGTGTTCTTTGCTTTAGCGTTCATGCACACAGGATAGCGCACTCACGCCACACGTCAAACACTAATCCCGGGAGATGGCAGGTTTTTTAGGAGATGCTTCGGAGGTGGTGGGCCAGGAGGAGGAACAGGAAGAAGACCACGGTTCCGGATAGGCCGCCCACCATGGCGGAGAGGACCACCACCCAGGTATTCAGGGGGCTTACGGTTGGTTGGTGGTGGTGGTCGCATTCTCCGCACATGGGTCTACTCTCTCACTTCCAGGCGATCCCGGATGATCGTGGCCGAGGGGACGGGGTAGAACTGGATCCGGCACCCCCAGCCCATGCCGAACATCTCCATGGGCATCGGTGCGCCAGCCTTCTCGCCCTGTTCGTTCCACCAGGCGAAGGAGCCCACGGAGCCGTCCACGGCCCGGCACTTCGGCTCACCGCCACGGGGGCCGCTCTCCGGCTCGCCGCCCTTCGGGTGGAGCCCCACCATGTAGTGGAACCCGTTCTCCTCGGCCAGGTGGAGCATAGCCCCACGGTAGGCCGCCCGGAGGTGGGCCTCGGTGGTCAGTTGCGTGTTCCGCCGGTTCAGGCTCCAGTTCCGCACCTCGTCCACCAGGCCGAAGCGGAGGGCCTCCTGGTCCGCCGGGTCCGTGCTCTCCGCGTCCAGGGAGAAGAGGGCCGTGGTGAGGTCCGCCGGGTCCTCCATCTCCGCCAGCACGTCCAGGAGTCGCCGGGTGCCGAAGGCGTTCCGGACGGACTCCATCACGCCACTCAGCACCCTCATCCCGATGTTCTCGATGTTCCGGAAGATGCCGTCCTCGTTCACGTCCCAAATCGCCATCGGCCGCCGCCGCCACTTCTCCTCCGGCGGGGAGTCCTCGGCCGCTCCCTTGTTCCGGCCCGGGTAGCCCTTCCGGAGGATGGCCTTCACGTTCGCCCGGATCCCCCACGCTCCTTTGCGGTTCGCCCGGGTGTAGTGGTTCGCCGCGAGGTTCATCATGTTCCCCACGCCGTCCCGGAGCCCCTTCCCGAGGTCCGCCAGGCCAGCCTTCAGGCCCGCCGGTCCCACCAGGTCCCGGACGCCTCTCAGGTGCCGCCGCATGAGGCCGGTGTTCCCCGTGTCGCTGAGACGGAGACCGCCGCCCGGAAGGGTGGCCGCCCGCGCTTCCAGCTTCGGGAGGTTCGCCGCCAGGACCCGAGGAGAGCGGAGGACCTTCCGGCTCCCCGCGCCCTTCTTCCACACCAGGCCCTCCAGGTCCGTCACTCCCGCCACCTTCGCCCCGGCCTGGTCCTTCTTCCCGGACATGAGGAGGAGGAGGAGGAGGACGGCCTTCGCCGCCTGTTCGCGCCGGTCCACTTCCTCCTTCTGGGGGGCCGTGAGCTTCGCCACCTCGCCCTCCACCTCGGCCATCATGTCCTGGAACTCGGAGGTGAGTCCCGCCATTCGCATCCTGGCCACGTCCGGCGCTCCCGTGTCGTCCGCCACGGCCTGGGCCGGTGCGGGAGCCACGGCCTGGAACGCCGCCGCCTTGCGCTCGGTGGAGCCCTTCACGGGCCGCCCGTCCTCGTCCTCCGGATCCCCTCCGCCGCGAACCTCGATCTTCTCGGGCTTCGGCTTCGGCCGATCCGCCTGGCCGCGCTCTCCGATCTCGCGGGTGGGAACGCCGATCCGCTCCAGGAGCCGGGCACCGTCCACCATGGACACCAGTAGGCCCTGGATCTCACCCAGGTCCCGGCCCTCCACGATGGCTTGCTCCGCGTTGAAGAGGTGGCCCAGCACCTCCTGGTAAAGCTCCGCCGCGTCCGGCGTGATGCCGGAGTGAGCTACCCGGATCTCGTCCGTGATGCCGTTCCACTCGGAGAACCTGGGCACGATCTGTTCGTTCCACACGTCCGCCGTGTCGTCCAGCATGGCGTTCCCGAGGAGGTCCCCCAGCCCACGGAGAGCAAGGGTCTGGGAGAACGAGCCGGTGGCGTCGTTCCCGCTGGCCGCCCGCTCCGGCATGAGAAGGCCCCGGGCAATCTTCGTGTCAAGGTGCTGGAAGTAGCCGATGAACTGCTCACCTCGGGGCTCGTCCTGGAGCACCTTCAGGTCCCAGAGGCGCTCCTTGCTGTCCGGGTGCATCTTGCTCCAGAGGGCCACCACGCTCTGAGACTTCAGGAGGCGCTGGTACAGGAGCGAGATGGACTGAAGGGCGTTCTTCGCCCGCTTCTTCGTGTCCGGGTCCGTGGGGGCGTCCTCGGGGTCCGCGTAGAGGACGTGGCTCGGCACCGCCCGGCGCTCGAAATACTGGTTACAGAGTAGGTACAGGACCGTCTCCCAATACCACGGATTATAGACCCTGGCCACCCGGGGGAACCCGTGGGGGTTGCCGTACTTCATCTCGCTGGTGTAGTGCGCCAGGTGCTCCAGTTCCACGAGCATCGGGCCGTCCCGGACCAGGGCCGCCTGGGTGATGCCCACCAGTTCACCGAGTTCATCGAGAACGAACCGGTAGTCCGCCGGGTCCAGGTCTTTGAACCGGTGAGGGACGAACACCGGCCGCTGGCGCTGTTGGAGCGTTCCCCCCTCATCCTCCCAGGAGAATTCCACCGTCTTCCGCTCCGGCCGCACCTCGTCCACGTGATACCCGAAGTCCACCGCGTCGAACTGGTGGGTGAGCACCGTCCGGGCGTGAGTCTCCAGGAGGGCCTTCTCCACCAGGGCCTTCAGTTCCTTCGACTCGCACTTCACGGACCAGGTGGTGGTTCGGCACGGAGCTTTCCCGGCCGCCAGCATGAGGGCCACCTGGGGGTCCGTCAGCATCTTCTTCACGGTGGTGGTGCCCACCTTCGACGGGTTGTACGCGCCCAGGTAGCGCATCCCCGCCGCCGTGATGATGTCCGCCCGCCGGAGCCCCAGGCCCCGCACCGTGGACTCGCTGGCGTCCTTCGTGGCCACGCCCCTGGCGTACTCCAGGGCCAGCTTCCGATTCGTCTGGTCCAGGAGGTTGTGGGGGTCCCTCAGTTCCGGCACGGTCGGTGCGCTCATTCGGCTCTCCTCGTGGCCTGTCCTCTGGTCTTACTTTCGGCCGCCGCTGGTCCGCTGTCCACCCGTTGCGGGCTTCGTGGTCGTCTCCCCGGCGGGCTTCTCGTCCTCGGGCTTCTCGTCCTCCGGCTTCTCCTGCTCCTCCGGCTTCTCGTCCTCCGGCTTCTCGTCCGGGGCCGGGGCCGTCTCGCCAGGCATGAGGGGGTCGCTCCGGAGGTCCGGCATGGGAACGCTCTGGCGGCCCTTCCGCTCCTCGTTCGTCAGTTCGGTCTCCGCTTCCTGGTAAAGCCGCTTCAGGCCGTGGGCCTGGTGTTCGAACGGCCGCCGCGCCCGCTCCGGCGTGAGAGGTGCCGCGAAGCCTTCCGCCACCGGGTCCCCGAGGATGATCCACGCCACGAGCACGGACTCCGGCACGCCCACCAGCATGGCGTTCCCCTGGAGCCCCTTCGCGTACACCTGAACCTCGCGCTTCCCGGGCTCACCGCTTCCCACCTGGAGGTAGAAGCCGCCAGCCTTCACCCGGTCCACCAGGACGGCCTGGGTTTCAGCCATCTCCGCCGCCAGGATCTCCGCTTCGGCCTGGGCCGCCGTGTCCTGGGTCTTCTTCTTCGTCGCCGTGCTCATCCGAACACCCTCCCGCCGTCGTCGCCGCCGCCTATACCCCAATCGCTGGTAAGGGCCGCGTCGTCTGGGCCTGTGAAAGTTCTACCACCTTCGTCGTCGTCTTCGCCCCCCCAATCCACAGGGGCACGAGGGGGGAGAAGCGTGGACGCGATCCAGGCGTAGGTGTCCGCGTGGCGGTAGTGGTCCCCGGGAACCTTCGTCCAGATCGTGCGTGTCTTGTCCACGCCCCCTTGCTTGTACTTCTCGTCCCTTCGCACCGGCCCCGTCATTGAGGTCTTGAACTCGCCCCCGTCCAGGTTCATCACGTTCTGGGGGAGGAGCCGCCGCGAGGTGTCCATGTCCGCTTTCGACTCGTCCAGGGCCATCGTCCGGTCAATGCTCACGATGGCCTCGGCGTCGTCCCGGTCCGGCCGGGTGAGCCTGTTCATTTGGTACCGGCACGCGAAAAGCATCCGGTGGGAACTCGTATTGAACCGCTCCCGGGCGTTCATGCTGAACGTGATGTCCTGGGAGTCCACCACGCACAGGCTCACCCCGTACTGGTCGAACAGGTTAGCCAGGGTGGAGAGCTTCGGCTCGCACGTGCCGATGAACACGGCCCGCCGCCGCCGCCCCTCCACCAGGTCTATCACCACGTGGAGCCGCTTCCCCACGTCCACGCCCGCCACCGTCCGGCCGCCCCTGGGCTTCATCCGGTCCGGCATCCGGTAGGGGTCAAGCTCCGCACAGTAGCGGAGGAGTTCTTCGGTCACCTGGACCTTGCCGCCCGTGTAGTCCTCGCCCAGGATCGAGTTGTAGAACACCGGCCCGGCTCCCGGCTTCACGTCCTCCACCATGTCCCGGTACTTCTCGAACATGATGGAGACGGGCCGGGCCGCGCTCATGAGCTTCGAAATGTGGAAGCCCTTCACCCGGCGTTCCGGCCGCTCCGGGATCCACTCGCCCATGGCGAAACGGTCCATGGTCGCCTCGCACTTCCGACAGAAGAGGCGGATGTCCCGGCCGCACCCCTCGGCCCAGGTCCGGTCCCGTAGCCGCCAGGTGTCCGGCTGGCTCCCGGGCTCCATCACGTTGGTCCACCAGTCGAGAACCTGAGGCTCCCCGCACGAGGGGCATGGCACGTGCCACCGTTGCCGGTCGCTCCGTTCGTACTCCGCCGAGATGCCGAACCCCCGTTGCGTGGGGGTGCTGATCTTCAGGTGGACGCCCCAGGCCCCCAGGCCGCTCATCCGGTCGTCAAGGAGGGCCACGTGATCGAGGTTGCATTCGTTCAGTTCGTCCGTGATGGCCAGGTCGCACGGATGGGTGAGGAAGTCCCCCCGGACGTTGGAGCCCGCGAACTTGATGAAGCCGCCGCCCGCCAGGTGCTTCAGCCGGGTATTGTCCCGGAGCACCACCGCCGCCTGGATCCGGTCACGGTACTCCGGCACGTACTGGACGGCCGGGTCCACCCGGTTGCTCACGAAGTCGTCCCGGGCGTCGTTCTTCGTAATCACGTACCAGACTCGCCCGCCGAACCACCCCCCGAAGGTGAGGGCCACGCTCACCGCGATTTCGCTCACGCCCTCCTGGGGGCACTTCTTCACCACGGTTTCGGATTGCCGTGGGGCTGGTCCCCAGGATTTCAGAATGCCCTCCTGGTAGGGCCGGGGCTGAACGTCCATCCGCTGGCCGTAGCCGTTCCGGTGCCACCTGGTGAACACCTCCCAGACCGGGAACTCCCAGGCCACCGGAGAGTTCACACGGGCCTCCGTGCGCTCACTCTCCAGGTGAGCCGATTCCCTGGTCAGGAGGGAGGCCCAGGTGTCACCCATTGCCACCAGCCGGGTCCACCGGGAAGTCCAGCCGCCGGTTCAGGTCCTCCTGGAAGGCCGCACGAGCTTCCACCGGTACGTGGTCCTGGACCACCTCCGCGAACAGGGCCAGCCGCTCCACGAACAGGTTCCGCGCCAGAACCTCCACCTGAACCCGGTCCGGCTCCCGGTAGAGGAGCCCGAGGTCCTGGAGGGTCTTCTTCATGGCGTCCAGGGTCCGCCGCGCTTCCCGGAGGGCCGCCGTGCTGGCCGTGAAGTCCTTCTCCTCGGACGCCAGCCGGTACACCCGCATGGCCTCCTCGTATTGAGCCTGGAACCTGCTCACGTAGCCGAACCCGATGGCCCGGACGTTCAGGGCTCCCATCTCCCTCAGCCCGGTCCGCTCGATTTCACGCCAGTCCCGGCGCACGGTGTCCCGGTGGATGCTGAAGGTTGCCGCGATCTCGTTCCGGGTGTAGCCCCTGGCTCTCATCCAGGCCACGATGGGAAGGCGCTCCCGCCTGGTGAGGGTGGCCCCGTCGATGGTCCCGTCCTGGATGGACTTGAGGGCTCTCCGGCAATCCTGGAGGGCTTCAGGAGGAGGGGGCGTAGACGTTGCGGGGGGTGCCGGGGTCTCCAT